GGGCTTTGTTTTCTTATACTTCGGCGAAACTAGGCCTATGGTATAAGAGGAAGAAACCTGCGTCAACTCCCTTTCTTGTCGCTGGGTCGCACTGGCGTTCCCCAACACTGTGGTGATGGTGCTAGTAGTCCGCCAATTGACCCAGGGCATAGTGATCCAGTATCGCGAAACCGTGCGTGAGCACGACTTCCTCTACTAAGGGGAACACATCTGTGAAAGAGAGGTCGGCAAGAGTGAGCCAAAATAAAGACAAATCTTCACTAGTTACGAGGTCGGGATGGGACGTAGATCCACTCAATAAATCCTCTATCATGCCATGGTGGACAGAAAACTGCCTGACATGATAGGTGATGCCTTCGAGAGAGAATTTCCCCCCACTCTTTGACAAGTGGAAGTTCGCTCTCTCCACGAAGAGGTCGCGGATCACGTGACAATAACGGAACTCGTAACAATGGGACAAAGACTTGCCTGCCATGTACTCGTCGTCGGTGACGGATTGGTTGCAGTTTGGTCGGGCATTGAACTTGGCCAAGACCTTGCCAATCAGGGGTAACATCACATGCGCTTGTTCGCCCCTGGTAACAGGGACGAAGTGTTTTGACAAGAAGTGCATGCGATGCAACGAAGGCGACGTAGTCACTTTCGCTTCCATCTTGGCTGCCTTGGCCACTTGCTCGTAGTGCCAGGCTGCGCGCCTGACTCTACGAGGGAGCCCGGCCAACATGTCGTCACCTAAGCACACGACAGTGGCTCCCTTCACCTTATACCTGTAAGCCCAAGCATTGAAGATACATAAATTCCAGAAACTATTCCGGAAGGTGGTATCCGTTGCACCTGTTGGCAGTTGGTTCTCAGCGACGGCGGACACGCCGTACTTCGAATTGTACACTGAAAACCGGTTACTTGCCTTGTGCAACTTGAGGAACCACCTCGGACAACCCAGCCTTTTCATTAGCATTAATTCGATGTCTATCACATCCGCCACTTGACTGCTGTCGTTCCTGCTGAAATCAGCTTCGATCCAACTCCGATGGGGAGCCTGTTCGAGGAACTCGACAATCTCGGGGGTGTGTTGTTTGTATGCTAATTTGAAATTAAAACGTTTCGGATTCTTTTCCGTCGACTTGAACCTTTCCATGAGAGTTTTGAAGATTGGTCCGCTGATCATGTTGTAATAATCTGTGCCTTTAAATATGACACGCGGAGCAACCTTGTCATGGTCTTTAACGAGAGATTCAATTTTGGTGAAAAGTTCTTTCCGCGAGTAATCACCTAAACGCTCTAGGCCTTGGTTCTGGTATTCCTTCCTCATCCTACCTTGTTTCTCCGAGTCAAACTGTATGACCCACTCTTCGAAGAGGTTCTGATCCCAATCAAATATCGGCATGGGAACAGGGACAATCTCACGAATGAGATGGCGACACGAAGCCCTAATGAAAGGGGCAACGCGCTCCGTTGTCCTGAAATTGACCCTCTTGTTAAAAGCGGACATAAAGTCAGCTCGACTCGTGGTGGCTAGATATGGAAGTTTTTCTCCAATCATAGGGCCCAAGTACCCCTGCATGTCGTTGCCCACCCTCTCGCCTCTAGCGGGATTGTTTTCCGCTTGGATCCGGGCCTTCACGGCGAGCCGGAACCGTTTCTGCGGTTGGGTTCGAAACCCATCTTGTCCCCTAGTGGCGCGTGAAAGGGTGGTTGCACGCTGGTTGGCGGGCGCCATAGCGCCGGGTGGTTGCGGGGTGCTGCTGCGGTTGCTGTTGCTGTGGCTGTTGCT